GGGATGCTCAGCGCCCTGGAATTGGCGAGATAGGCCGGGTACATGCCGGCCCAAAACTCGTACTGTTCCACCCCGGAAATAATAAATGCAGGATGCACCCCTGTACCAGCCCCCGCAGTTATATCCTCGACCGCGTATTTCGGCACCCGTACCATTACTGAGGGCTGATTCAGGTCATCGAACATGACTGTGTTGTTGCCGCCGCTGGTGGCTTCAACGCAGTGTTTGTAGTTGTCCCAAAATGACATATCGAAAATCATGGCATCCTCCTTGCCGCATCAGCCTCGTGGGCCAGCCAACGGGCCGCGTCTGTTTTTTCAGGTCCGGACATTTCGGTCCGCAATCCATATTTTTTTAGCACTGGCATAAAATCCATCACATCACGGAACCCGCAGCCCTTGCATTGTACATAAGCACGCTCAGGGCAATCGCTATGGATCGGAACCCGCACGATTGCATGACATCGTTGACACCGAAGATATTCTATGCCGAGTAGAATTTTTCCAGGCTGAATCATCATCACCATGTTATCACCGTAACGCTTTCAATCGGTGCAACTTCTGCCTCTATCAATGGTTGCCCATCGACATCCAATACTGGTTCCAATGTTACCGCGTCCAATACAGGTTTTAGTACAATTTGCTTGGCTGGGATGTCAATCTCTTGTTCCAGTAAATGCCCGCTTGCCGGGTCTATACTGATTGATCCGTCACGTTCTCGTACAACGCGGATTGTTTGCGGCGTATCTCTCTGATACAGAGAGAGATCCAAGCCGCCATCAACACCATCTATTGGTATTTTCGAATCAATTAAAGTAACGATTGAACTAGCCATGTCTTATCTCCTTATGCCATGGTTGCGCCGCTAATGCGCCAAGAGAATGCGCTGCTCGCATCAGAGCCTGAATTTTTCACAACAAAAGCATTGGTTGTCCTGGTGCTGATCCAAACCTCGCCAATGAAACCAGATTCGGCCAAAGGTGTGATATCTACATGATATGTTGCAGCTACCACCGGGATGATGCTCACAGTCCGGCCTGTCTGCCCGGCGAAAGTGCTTTGCCCAGATTGCTCTGGAAGCTCGGAAGCAGTAAGCTTTTTGCTATTCACTCCATCATGATTATGCCCGCTTGATGTATCTTCTATGGCCGTTGCAAGATTTGTCAGGTTCACATCATGCTCGGTAGCATTCAGTGGGGCGCCCTTGCCAGCCCGCGTAACAATAGTAATAGCCACGATTCACCTCCTATTTCTTTTCCTCTGTTTTTTGAGCATCCGTTTTGTTTTTTCGTATTTGCTCAAGTTCAACGTGCAAATTGATAATCATCTGATCTCGCTCGGCCAACGTTTCCGCCAATGATTTTTCACGAATAATATCTTGTAAACTGTTCATTTTATCACGTCTCCTTTTTCTTTGAATTTATTATCATAAATCTTAGCATCAATCTCGATGAAAATCGACTTACGGCCTATCACATCTTCCATAATACCGGTAACCTCCCATCCATCACTTTCTTTTTGTGCGATGAATTCTTCCTGAGTTATGCCATCTGGAATCATTGCGATTTCCCAGCGAACAAGATCAACACCTTTCCCTTTCCAGTCTATTTTTTTCAATATTTCCATATCACACCTTCATAAGCGCCCAGTTGATTTCTGAAATGGAATCTCCTACAAGAAAATTTATAGATTGAACATCAATTTGAATTCCAATTTCGTATTGATACCATGTCTGCCCCTGCCATACCACACCGCTTGCTCCAGGCCCAAGTCCGACTATCTGCGCTAATGTAGTGGTTAAAAACCACCTGGCTATATCATGACTAGTATTTATGTAACCTGACGTCACTATTGCTCTTGCTACATAGGAATTATTAGATATTGTGCTCCAATGATCGACAAGCTCTTTAAAACCGGTATTGATATATGCAGTTCCAAATTGTGCTATTGAACAACCGCAATAACCAGTTGCCACAACATCGGGCCTTGTCACAGCCATACGCGATACTTCCAGCTCTGATCCATTCCAATGCAAATGCGCCGCTGACGGATTCCCTATTGATAGCTTGTAGCCGTCCGAATAGCCCAGAAACCATCCCGTCTCCGTCGCGTAGTCGGTTTGTCCGCCTTTTATCGCTCCCCCACTGCTCAGCGTTATCCCTCCACCTGTCACTGTTAATCCGCCATTGATGGCAGATAAAGTCACATCCGCGCCTTCGGCAATGCCAGCCAACTTACTACCTTCGTCGGCATTCAATCCGGAGAGACTGCTAAATGACAATTTGCTTGCAGATATTGACTCTGCGTCTATTCGGTCGGATGATATAGTTCCGGCATTTATTTGGCTTGCGTCAATAGTTCCGGTATAAATGCCGTTCGCGTCTATATAAGTAGTATTTGGACGACCTGTCACATTAGACCAAGAAATATAGGCATCAGGCCCCATTGCAACATTATCGCCCACTGTTAGTTGATTCGTTGCGATATGTCTCGCGAGGATAGCACCATCAATGATCATGTCGCCCGCAACGCCAACAGCAGAAACTCCATTAATATTTCCAACTGTAAATACCGCTTTTGGCGTCATTGTATCGGTTGGATTTACCACCTGGAATTTATCTGATAGGACAATAAATTCAGATGAACCAGAATCATCCAACATTAGGCCAACGCCAGCCACTCGTCCATTCGCATTTAACTTGACTGTCCATTGTGATAATAAACCAGCCGATATAGGCGTCCAATAAGTTGCATTCGGCGGTTGATTGTTATACGATTGCAAAATACAGCGATAATATGTGCCAGTTAACAGAACAATAGACCCTGGATAATAGGTTGTTGTGGCGTTCCAAACAGGTGCATTCGATGTATCGTATACAGCCAGTCTGTTCTCCGCTGCGGCGATGCGCAAGTAACCATCGCTATCTTTTTGATCTTCTTCATACGTTGCTGTCATCACACGTGAGGATATACTTGCCCAGGAACCGGCCTGACCGGCATCGATGTCGATCTCTGCTTGAGAAACTCGACTAGATAAACCATCAACCTCTATTTGTGATGCTTTGAGTAGAATATCTGCTTGAGCGGCATCAATATCAATTTCGGCCTGAGAAACTCGACTAGATAAACCATCAACCTCTACTTGTGATGCTTTGAGTAGAATATCTGCCTGACCGGCATCGATGTCGATCTCTGCTTGAGAAACTCGACTAGATAAACCATCAACCTCTACTTGTGATGCTTTGAGTAGAATATCTGCTTGAGCGGCATCAATATCAATTTCGGCCTGAGACAAATGTCCAGACAAACCATCTACATAAGATGTCAACAAATTTATTTTGGCTTCAGCACCATCAATGTCAATTCCTGCTTGGGTAATGCGAATATCTACGTCTTTAATATCGCTAATGGATTCTATAAATACACCTGTTTCATAAGATCGACTTTCTGTATCAGTCAAAAATGTAATTGGGCCAGTGATACTTGATGAAGTTAGGCTGATATTATCTTTGTTTAGCACAATATCAGATTCTGCCGTGGACATCCGGTTGGACAGGCTATCAACTTCCGTTTGAGACGCTTTTAGCGCAATAGCTGCTTCAGCACCGTCAATGTCCAATTCTGCGGTTGACATCCGGTTGGATAAGCTATCAACCTCTACTTGAGAAGCCTTAAGCAGGATATTTGCTTGAGCACCATCAATATCTACTTCGGCCTGAGAAACCCTACCATCCAACCCGCTGATTTGAGTCGCCAGCAAATTTATCTGAGACTTCGCACCATCAATGTCAATTCCTGCTTGGGTAATGCGGACATCGATGTCCTGCACATCACTGATAGATTCCACAAACACGCCTGTTTCGTAGGAGCGATTTGCAGTCGTATCAATCAAATATGTGACAGACCCAATAATAGCTGATGATGTGAGACTTATGCCTTCTTCGTTGAGTTCCACCTGATTGATAATGCTGCTGAATTTGTCGGCAAACGGGCTGATCTCCCAATATTCCGTATTTGTCGGCAGCGGAGCGGGGGAAAAATCGATGGTCTTTATACAACGATATGCTGTGTTGTTGTATTTGACATAATCATTCACTGCGTAAAATTCTGTTGTCGAAAACTCGGGTAGAAATAATTGTGAGAATGCGTCGAATTCAGTCTGTTCGACGCGCAACAAAATATCCGAGGCATTCTGGAGTATAGAACTTTCCGCGGCGGTTACACGGTTGATGAGCTGATCAACGGTGATAGTTGCGGCTTTTGTAACGATTTCCCCCTCCAATTCATCGACGCGGGTATCTATCGTCGCAACAACTGTAGCGAGAGAATTGCTCTCCTCCCAGTAATCAAGGGCGAGACCCGGCTCCTGTGCCGGGGGAGGTGTATATGCTTTAATGCACCGCCACACCTTGCTGTTATGGAGCACGTAATTGCCAACAGCATAGGATGCGCTATTTGACCAGGGCGTCGTGGTCAGTGCGCTGATTTCAGACTCAAGCACGGCAATATCATTTGCGGCCTTATTTGAGGAAACAACTAAGTTTGTTATATCAATTTTATGTTGTTCAACAGTCGTGGTCAGTGCGCTGATTTCAAACTCAAGCACGGCAATATCATTTGCGGCCTTATTTGAGGAAACAACTAAGTTTGTTATATCAATTTTATGTTGTTCAACATCTGAAAATGTACCATCTATAATCTTGTCGATTCCAGAAAAGACCATATCAAACGGCGTTGTTGACAGAAAAACTCCGTGCTCATAAATATAATCTTTGTCGATTTTATCAATGCGGGTAAGTAAGTCATTTACAAGTTGATCTTCAGAAATGTTGCCATTCAGAACTTGGAGATAATCTGCCGGATCGGTTGAAGCCGTACCCATAACACCGGCGCCAGTTGATTCTGGATAAAAGTCAGAATATATTCCACCAGTATATCGGCAACGAATCCAGAAATATCGCACATCTCCAATATCAAGCCCTGCTATGCGCCATTCGTTTGATAATGTTTCACCAATCAATACCGCGTCGGCAAAATCAGTTGTCGTGGACATCAAAATTTCGACCGCTTCAAGACTATCTGTTTTTTCATATAAAAACTGAAGTAGTATTGCGTATGGTTGTCCAATTGCGATCAGATAATTTGGAGCAATATTTTCATATAAAAGATCAAGTGAGGCATATTTTCCAATATCTGCATTTATTAATGCTGCAACGTGAACGGTAAATTCAGCATATGGTCCGCCTATCAAAAGACTGTCTTCATATGTTACAAGGTATGTATTTGTATTACTATAAAATGATCCTTTTTCCTGTGTATCGACAAAAACACTAATTTTATATTCCGTTGCATTTAATACGGCATCCCAAGTAAGTGTATATTCTTTCCCTATTTTCCCGAGGAGCGCAAGATTCGTCACAGTCCCTGGTGCAGTATAAGACTTTGTGATACTGTGAAGCGGATTTAATGCACCGTCTTCGTAAGCCGTGACTTTTATTTGAATGGTGGTAGCTGATGATATTTGAAAGTTATAGGTAGTTGAACTGTAAAATTCCTCAGCTACGGCAAATCCGGACCCTTGGTCTATTTCAATTTTGACCGCAGTGGCATAGCCCGTCCATCCCATTGCATAATTGTAGTAAAGATTATCAGGCGAAGGTCCTTTGTAAAAAAGCGAAACGGTGTCAAGGAGTTTTCTCGGAATTACAATAGGCACTGTCCCTACTGTCCCCGGTGAAACATAGGGTAGATTGCCATAAATAGTGCCGGATATTTTAATGTTGTTTGTGCCGCTTGGCTCAATACGCGTCACACGCATGGAAACCGTTTCATCCGAACTGAAGGCAAACAGATATCTTGCCGCATCCCCGGCATCGGTAACAACGGTCTTAGTGCCCGCCGGAAGGATGCCAGATACAATGTAATCCTCTGTACCGGGAGTCACGGTATAGGGGCCGGTGAGCGCAGCGCCAGTACCGGTCAGATAAATTACGCCCGATGTTTCGCCATTCCACTCAATCGGCTCGGACAGGTGTATCGTGGAACCGCTGATGCTGTGGATCAAACCGCTTCGCTGCCAACCGTCAGCAGCCGGTATGTCGATCATGATCCTGCTGCCCGGTAGCGGAATGTGTCCCTGGAGCCCCGTAGTGAACTCAACGTCGCTGCGGTTGTACTTGTCGTCCAAATACATATACATCCCGATATCATAAGCCTGCTGGCGGGATGTGCATCCATCAAGGGGCACTACGGCAAGATTTTGATCACTACCGTCATCATCGTAGCAGTCAACATCGATTTCCTCCCAGGTGTTCGCGTCAACGCATTTAATCTGTATACCGGTGGGCGAATCGGCGGTCTTGAAATTATGCGAAAGACCAAATGTGCCCTCCGTGTAATCCTCCGAAGTAAACTTGCCGCTTGGAGTGCTTTGTTCGGTGTCCTGGATTAAGACAAATTTGCCGGGAAGATATGGTACAGCGCGTCCGCATTTTGCCGCCAGGGCGCAAGCCTCCATGACACTCATGCGACTTTGGAATCGATAGTCAAAATACCAGCTGGCGGTTTCAAGTTTGGTACGTAAATCATAAAGGGACTCAAAATCAAGCAGGGATTCATCCTGTTTGCCGCCATTATCAGATGTAACCATGTAGGCAACAGCATCCACAATGGAGCGCGTTGCGACCTTGGATGTCCCAAATCCGGTGGCGGTAACCGGATAGAGCTTGCGGGTGCAAATCACGTTGATCTTGTCGGCAATTGCGCCGGTCAAGTTAACATCCGCTCTGATCTTCATTGCGATCAAAGTACAATCCGAAAAATCCGAGCCGACCCAATCGTGGGTATGATATCCTCCAAAACCCCTGATTTGCCCCAACTGACAGTCATTGATGTGCTCAGTGACATACGGATCGACATCAATACAGCCAATCTTGATCTCGTAGCGGCCAATTCCATCGGGCACCGGGGCTTCGAGAGTAATCCGTGCGGCCCTTTCAATGACCCCGCCAATAAATAGCCCTTGGATCTCGGGTTGATATCGTTCCCAAGGACCAGCATTGTTGACCCAAAGAGGGTTTTTCCAGTCGCCGATCGGTTCGCCCGTAATCTCATGAATTTTTCTGACTCTTGCCTGAATAAAAACTCCTGACTCTTTTTTGTTGCCCTTTTTCGTTATATGATAAATGCCATTTGGAAAAGATAGGTCGAATGCAATATAAGCGATTGAAGAATTGTTCCCAGGAGGATTAATCACACATTGTTGGGGCTGATAATCAGTGGTATTAGCCTGATTGATAGTTTGGCCATTAAAAGTGTCCACCGTGTAGACCACGGAAGGATGATAGGGAATATCATCCGTATTGCCGGGCTGGATGATCGAGTATTCCACACCAGGCATGTCATTAACATCGGTTTCGGCAATTTGCACCTTTGAAATGTCATATTCCCCGATGCCAATGATGCCCAAAAAATACATGTATTGATACCCTTCGGGCTTGTCGGCAAACTGGAGAGTATTAATGGCATTTGGATACTCGACATATGGCGCACTGGCAAGGTCCGGATAAATTTTTAATCTGCCGAATTGTTCGGCATATGGCGAGTTTATCCGTTTGCGATTGGAGCCACTTGTAACCGAATAAATCTCATCGTTTTGGCCGATGGAAGAAGGCGTTTGAGGCGATTGTCCAATGAAACGGTTAACCAAGCTGAGCCCACCGATAACGGCGGTGGCCGCAACCGCATAAGAAGCGTAGGTAACTCCCCATACCAGCGCATAGGACATGGTTACACCAGCTTCGGCCATGGACATCAGAATCATGTTGGCCAACCATGTACCAATCGTTGCAACACCTGGAAGCTCGACAAAATGACAAACGTCTGTTTCTTGAACCTGATAGGTGTCCCATTCATCGCGGCCCATAGGTTCGCCATTGATAGTCAGATAAAATGGCCGCTGAAAATCAAATCCGGCCTGTCGGATAATCTCGTTGGGCGTCAGGCCGACTTCGACCTCGACGACAATATTGTCGTCCTTAAATGTTAGTGGATTCCAGGTGCGCTCAATTTTCATGCTTTAAAGTCCAGAAACTTTTTATGGTCCATCCGTTGATCCGCAGATCAAGTAAACCAGAGATCATTCCGCCGCGAAATTCTGGGACGTGGACAACTTTGATCTTTTTATCGATTATGGCCACAATGCCGATATGATGGGGACGAACGCGTTTCGACAAAAACACAGCATCGCCCTCAATCGGTGTATCGGTTTTGATCCAGCCATAACCACCAGCAATGTTGTCATTCGACATCAGGTGTGATGCCGACAGGATCTTGTTTGCCGATCTTTGAATGTTTTCTATGTCCCGACCAAACTCCATTGCCTGAATTTGCCGGAACCAGTAAAAACAATCTTGATCGGGTGTCCATTTAACGCCCAGGTATTTTTCCGCCCAATGTGTCATTTAAGTCCCGGTAGTTTTGTTGTGGTCATCATTTTGCGTGGAAAATACGCCCCAACAAGATCGGGGAGCAATGCCCTAATCTCGATGCCGGTATGACTCTCATTGATTGCCGCCACGTTCAGTGGCACCGGAAATTCCGCGTCCGCTGACATGGAATCATTTAGATATTGGCGCCACGTGACGGTGATCGGATTTGTGGACGATGTGGTGTTACGAATTTCCGCTCTAACTTCTTTGGGTACTCCTGTAATACTGATCGTCATTTCGCCACGCACACCACCGGCTGTCTCAGGCAGCTTGGCTTCGAAGCGCACAGGTAAAAATGTACCCTCGTTACGGGTTGTCGGCGCAAAAGAGTTGACAAGTAAAATTGGACTTGCAAAATCGTCGCAATCGATTTGCAAGGTCTCGTAATAAGTTGTTGTAGACGGAGCATTGGCGTATGCTTCCTTGATTGCATCTGTCAAGTTCATGAAATATTTGCCCGTAATTGAATCAAAAGTTTAGTCTTAACCTCATTGATGTCCCCTTCTTCGCTTGTACGCGGATATTCAAAAAATCTTGCCGCATGACTTG